TCAAAAGTAAATTTAGTTGGAACAGTTCCGTTTGCAGAAACTTGAATTTCATCAGGTGCTTTAATTATTTCAGAGAACGGTAAAATCTTTTGTGTTGGAACTCCACCCTCCATTGTTCTAATTTGAAATGTCATGGGTATGTCCATGTCATCTTTAGTTTGGAAGTAGACATCACAACTAGTAATGAATATACCACCAGTTTCAGTAACTTGGAAAGATTGTGCTAATGGATCATACCAACGATCTTGTCTTCCAGTTTCTCTTTGTTGTGTGCTAATAGCCTCTGTCTTCATGACAGTGGATCCTGTCAATTGTCTGGTTGTTCTTTCATCTGCAGTTGGTAAAGTTTGAATAATAGCATTTCTAGTTGAAATAATATTCTCTTGAACTGTTTCTAATGTTCCAGCAGCAGTATAATTATCCTCACCAAATGTATCTGTATTTTCTTGATCGTTTGTTGTGTTATCAATAACAGTGAATGTTTTTGTTCCTGTTTCAAACCTAGGATGATTACCACTATTTGGATTTGGTATATAGAAACTACCAATTAAATTAGCACCGAGATCAGATATTAATCTTCTATTATTAATTACTGCAATTGCACCACTTGATTGACCTCTAAGTTCCATGCCAGTTGCGGTATATCCAAAGAAATCTCCTTGTGGTTGGTCAGCTAATGATTTAGTATCAACATTCAATATGGTTGATGTTGCAGAATATGTGGATGGCATAGTTGTAGCACCACCACTAGCAGATGCTAGTTGAACGACACCTGGTGTTCCTAAGAATGTTTCGAGACCAGTTGCACCTACTTGAGAAATATATGGATTTTTTGCAAAGACTTCTGTAGGAGCGTTATATGGCCCTGCTCTGTGATTTGCTTGTGCTACTCTAAATTTAATCGCAGGAGTATCTGTTCCTTCTGCAGGTATTCCAGAACCAGGCATTCTTCCAACAACGGTTTCACCAACTTGGAAAGTTCCAGATTGCATTGTAATTTCAGTTAATTTAGGAGTGCAATATTTTGTAACTGCAATACCATCAAAGAATCCATATAACTGTGTTAATGGTTTACATTTGGTCACTCTAAATTCTACGTTTCTAGAACGCATAGTCATGATAATATCACGACTTACAACTCTATCTCCTAAAGATTCTCTATCAAATTGTTCAGTAACAATCTTTCTTGTTCCAGTTCTTACTTGATCTTTAACTCTAAAGGTATCACGAATTGTATCTTCAAATGTTGTAGTAGTCGTAGTTGTAACATCTTGTGAATGGTTAACTCCAGATCCACCATTAATCCAACCAGCTTTGATGATTTCTTCCTTTGTTGTTGTGCTACTTTCTTGTCTCTGTTCTTTTCTATCTGTAAACTCTTGACCAGACCATGTAGTTTCCCATGCATTCCATTGTATTGGAGCCATTCCAGTTTGTGGATCAACACCAAATTCTTGCATCGCTTGTGCCATGATACCAGCAAAGTTACCTTCTTGTTGAATCACTTTAGCATCAAGTCTAGCAGTGTCTGTCCATGTATCTGTGGCTGGATTCAACTTAACAGTTGCTTGCCAGAAACTCACCAAGAAAGGTGTAACACTTTCTGTTCTAGTTGCAAATTGTTGACTTAACCACTCTGTTTCTGTGTAATCTAAAGTGACTACATCTTCATTCTTTTTAATATTAGTTCCCTCTGCCTCAAGAAAAGCACGATCAGTTCCAGCAGGAACATTTTCTACAGGGCCTGGCATTAAATCAATAGATGTGCAATAATGTTGTGGTCTTAATTCGTTGAAAGTTGGGTCTAAACTACATTTTACTTTAAATCCATTTGTCTCTTGAGTTTGAAGACTTGTGAAATTATCAACAAAGAAACCAGATTTAAATTTATTCAATCCATCTGCATCAGGTATAAACAAGTTAGATGTCTCTGTTTCTAACATTGATAAAGATGTATAATACTCAAGATTCTTAATTCTATCCTCAAGATCTTTAATATCTTGCATTCTATATCTCTTATATTTTAAGAAATCTATTATTGCCTGTTTTGGTGAAAATAAGAATGGCGGTAATTTAACACTTGCTAATTCTATAGCATCATCAACTCCAACAGGTCTTTCTCTTCTCTCTGATGGATCACCATATTGAATTTGAAATCTACCAGTTTTATCTAAGAAAATTCTATCTATCCTGCCAACAAAATGAGAGAAAGTTAAGTTAATTGATTCATCGGAAGCTAATATGTTTTTTGCAGAACTTCCAGCAGCAGTGAATGTTCTTCCAAAAAATTCAAATGGCGATCTAACGTTCTCAAGAACAGTGTATGAAGAAACTTTTGGTCTTATATCTAAAGTATCAGTTACATATTCACCATTAATCATAGGTATATCTTTACTATAATTAAAACTATCGTAAGAGTTTTTAACTGTTATATCACCATCATCTGTAGATTCGTAGAATCCATTTTGAAAATATATTTTTAATTGTTTTTTAGGTGCTTTTGCATTTGACTTTCTAGTAATAAATCCATAATCATAAAAACTACTCTTTTGACCTGTAGTAAATGTATAATTAGCAGATATATTTTTACTTGGATTATCTAAAGTGGTGATTAAACCTTGAATAGATGACTCTTTAGATGTGATTACCTCCCCCTCTTCAAAAGCTGTTTCATTTTGAGTGATATATGTAATCTGGGCATCAGTAACTGATTCTGCAACTAAAGCAACAGCACCACTATTTTCACCAACCAATTGTTCACCTATAACCAAATCTGTTGTTTTACCAGAGGGGCCATTTAGTGATGTTAAAGTCATCTTAGGTGCAGATGCTTCTGTTGTATCATTAGATTCAAATATACCAAGAATTCTAATTACGTCTGCCTCATTCAATGATATTTTTTGATCTTGAACCCTTGTTCCTATTGGGAAGTTTCCAGATGTCAAACCATCGTTCAGTGATGTTGCACCAATGCCTGATGCAGAGTCTTTAGAGTAATTAACTACAGTGGCATTAACACGGTTTAATCTTTTTATTTTTGCAGTTGGGTTTGATTTCTGAAGAGTTGCAATTAACGTACAACCAGTTGTTGCAGTGCCTAAATCCTCTAATTGTAAAACAGTGTTGCCACTAGAAAAATTAAACATATCATCAGTCAAAGCAACAGTCGTACCATCGGATCTCATGAATACATATCTTTCCTCATCAAATGGTAAAAATGTTTCATTTACTCCAGCAGCAAGAGCAGAACTTAGTTGGCCTAAACCTGTATTTCCATTCTGAACCACATCTACATCAAATATTTTTCTAATTGTAAGAGTAGAACTCGTAAGATCAACATTGGATATGAATGCCTTTGGCATCACTGAATATAATCTGTTTTCTGTTGACCTTTCTAATGGTGAGGATTGAAGTTTTAAACTTGAAACAACCGTGTCTGATGTTGGAATTGCACCACTAGCCACACCTGTAACTGTAGTTACACCAGTTACTTTGACGGAAGATGTGGCAACTTCAGTGACTCTTGCAAATGAAGGAACATTATTACCTAAGCCGCCAAATGATAAAATATTTCCAACTTTTATTGTGCTTGGAAATAGAGAACTCTCGCTAGTTACTGTGCATATTCCTGTCGCATTATCTTTTGCAGTAAATTTAGCACCTTCAAAATTAATAATTGGTTTTTGTATAATATCACCATTAAATGTTTTCGCAAAACCAACATTACCTAAATCAGGGCCACCATATACAGATTTAACATCTTGCATTCCAAAAGATGTTATTGCAGTGGCAACACGATTATTTGCAATACCATTTATCTCAAATGGTTCATTAGTGATAAATTCTCCTGTCTTTTCATATACCTCTAATGATGTGCTATTACTGACAGCATTAACTAAGAATCCAGTAGCACCACTATACTTACCTTTTATTTGAGTTGGTATGGTTAGAGTGACTGGTTCATTTAAAGTTAATTTAGAAAATAGTTGTATATCATATAAAGATATATCCCATTCATTTACAGCAGAGTTAGAGGCAGTGTAAGATCCTGATTCTAAAGCAAAATCATAACATCTAGCAACACCAATCTCACCACCAGCAGCACTTTGTTGACTTGATCCTTGTCTTTGATCTCTTAAACTAACGATATATGTATTTCCAATTCCAATATTTGGTGCACCAGATACATTATTAAGTCTTAATGCATTTCCTGTTTTATATACGACACCTTGATTTTCTAACGTTTTTGATGTTCTTGGTTTAGGACAATCTATGTAAGTAGAACTAATAGTTTCAACCTCATATCCCTTAACAAATGCTTTACCTGGTGAAACTTGATAAACCGCAAGATCATCACTTGCAAGTGTTCCACCTTGTGTAAACTGACCTTCTTGATATATACCACCATTTTTAACACCATCATCTAAGGAATTTCTTAATCCTATACCAAAACTTTTAGTTACATAATCTCCAGATTCAGCAAATGTTCTACGAGCTAATTCATCTCTAATAAAACTATAATCTGTATTTTTTTTCTGAGATCTTAAAATACCATTGTCAATAACTGCTAGTTCAATAAAATTAGAATCATTTAAATCATCTAATGGTTTAGCGAATAAACTACAAGATATTTTTAAACGATCTGCACCTGGTGCAGCATAATTGTTAAATCCTTTTGAGTTATCCGCTAAAGTTTCATCTTCATCGGCATTAATTATGTCTTCGTCAATTCTTAAACCAATTCTTGCACTAGGAGTATTATCGTACTGTGATAAAATAATTGTTTCATCTTGAACTTGAACAAAATTACCTCTTATAAAATAAACACCATTTGATATTGAAAAAGATGCAGCAGTTGATGTTGCATTATTTGCAATACATGATGCAAATGTTTCACCTGAAGGTATGAAAGCATTATTATCTGGCCCTGAAGTTATATCACTATCTGCTATTAATAATTCTCCATCTGCAAATACTTTAATTGTGCTATCTTCAACTCCAGAAGACATATATGAAATATACAGCGTTAAGTTACCATTCTCACTATTCTCAGACCTGAGAACCTGTTTAATTATTGCTGTTACTCCAGTTGTTGCACCAATTATCTTTCTATCAATTAACTGATCAATATAAAATTCTACAGGAACTCCTAAATGACTATTATTTAACTCTACGGCAAAATATTCAGTTGAATATGCAGTATTACCTGGTATTACCTTTGCACCTTCTTTAAAGAAGTGTTGACCAAATTTTTCAATTTGGTTTTGTAATATAGATTGAAGACCCGATAATTCTCTTGCTTGCACAGGAAAACCAGGCTTGAAAAGAACCTTATGATAATTATCATTCGGATCAAAATCATCAAAATATGGTGAAACGTTAAGATTGGTTTGCTGAGCCATAGTTAATTAGAACTGTAATATTATTTTGATGTCTTCTTTTTGATTGGAAGATCTTGTAATTGATGGTCTGTGATCAACATAAATCATATTTCCAGAGTATTTGTCAATTTCTGGATTAGAAACTCCCTTGGTAAAAGTTTGACCAAGATAATAGGTTCTATTATTTATTGAGGTAGAGAGACCTGAGAATGATGTACTGATTGATAAATTAGAACTACCACCAACAATCGTTACATTACCGCCAGTGCTTGGATCTGCGGTAAATCTTGTTGTGTTATAACCATAGATGGCTGCAGTTGCAGTTTGTGCTGTTCCGACAGTGTTAAAACCAGCAATCGTTCTATCTTGCCAGTATTTTAAAACACCAGTTACTTGATCGTAACTAATGACTTTTCCGTATGCAGTCACACCAGTTCCAACAGTTTGTTGTATCAAACTATCTGCAGTAAATGTCACAGAACTATATCCAGTTCCAGATAATCTTAATCCAAACGCAGCACTTGCTTTATCTAATGTGAGTAACTGATCAGAACCAAACGCTTTAGGGTTTTCTAGAATACCTATTCTAGCAATTTGATTTCCTGTAATGAAATCAGGGTTTTCTGGATCATTTTCAATTCTTGCATATAATAAAGCATTTGTTGCACCCAATTCCCTATAGATATCAGCACCATGTCCACCAGGTGGTGGGATAATCACATCAAGTTGTGGTGGAGATGTAGGTGTTGGAACTGATCCAGCAGCTAAATCAACATTACCATATGTGTATCCAAATCCTTCATTTGATACTGTGACACTTTCTATCTGAGCGTCATTATTAACAACAACAGTGCACTCAGCATTAAATCCATCACCTTTAATAGGAACTCTAGTATATGTTTGGTTAGCAGTTCCTATACCTGTTCCTCTATTTTTAACAACTACAATTTTGATTCCACCATCAGTTGCATTATTCTTAACAGCACCATCTGCAGCATTATCACCCCAATTCAAAGGAACTGGCATGAAATCAGTAGAATCAAATTTGATTAAGTCTGCTGGTTTGATACTATATAAGTATTTCCAAATATATCCATCACCAGATGTACCAGCACTTCTTGGTTCTAAATCCGTAAATGTTGGTTCGTCTAGAGATGGTTTACCATCAGGTGTTTCTGGTGTTGTTCCATTCTGTAAACATATGTAAACTCTAAAATCACTATTCACAACAAAAAAGTTTGCAGTGTATAGAGATGTTCCACCAGAGTTTGGTGGTGCATTGGATATACTATAGTCATGTCTATAGAAATCATATGTGGTTCCAGAACTCCAATTTTGTTTAGGAACTATTTGTTTTACATCAGCTGAGGTTATTCTTTTAACAGCAATCATACTATCATAGTAATCATTCATGTTATTGAAACTGTCAACTGGTGCGGGAGGATTTGAATCCCAATCGGATTGAATACTCGTAGGATTTGGTAAACCCACAAATGCATAATAAGAGTTTGCTGAAGTAGATACACCAGCAACGAAGTTTTTTGCATTTAATATTCTTATTTGATCCGTTATGATTGCCGACATGAACTTTTGTTTACACTTTTTTTATTTATTTAGACGACATAGTTTTCAGCCTTAAGAGCAATCTTCCTCTTAATCTGCGGCCCTGTCTTTATACCAACCACACCATTGCTAGTGTTAATGGTATATGCCTGTGATATTTGTCTGTCTGTTAGTTGTAATCGACCCCAACTAAACTCACCAACAAATGATGTGGTCAAACCTTGATTCAAGGTAGAATAACCAACTGTGTTCTGTAAACCATTCCAATCTAGAATTCTACTGAACACTCTCACTGCAGCCTCTGCTTGATCAGATCCGAATCCAACCGTTGTAATTCCAACATAATGAGATACTTCATAAATGTTATCTAAGGCAGTGGTTCCTATACCAATATAGGTTCCATCCAATTCGAGAGAGGTTACACCTGATCCTACATTAGTGTTGCTAACTGTAAAGTAGAAACCTGTTTGCAAACCAGTGATTGATATTGGGTCAGGGCTAAGAATATCTTCATCTCTTAATGGAGATCCTTTAGGAATATACATGTCAAATACAACTGCAGTTCCTATACCAATTGGTGTTCCATTAGCATCGGAGATATTTGAACATATACCAACTCCAGTGACAACACCAAAGTCTCCTCCAAATGATTCAACAGTGGTTTCTTCTCTAACATATGTAGGAGGAGCGATCAACACTTGTGGATGTGAAACTTGAGTATATCCAATGCCAGGTGATGTAACTGTAATCGCTGTGACAGATCCGTTTGCAATTGTTGCAGTCGCTGTCGCTATGGTTGTGCTTCCAATACCTGCAAAAGGTGTTCCACCAACACTCACAGGTTGTTGTATTGTAACTGTAGGAGCAGTGGTATAACCATCACCACCATCAGAGATTACAATAGATGAAACTGTATTTCCAACTGAAACTGTTGCTGTTGCAGCAGCACCAGCAAGAAACTCTAATTCATGACTTGCATTAACAATTTGAAGATCTTTCTGGAAGTTTCTATCAATTGGGTTTTCATTCTCTGGATTGAAAAATGGTCTACAGTTATCAAGCCAGAACACTGTATCGGCAACACCAACTGATTGTATTAGATATGCAGTTGGGAATAGATTAGGTTCATATAGTGGTCTATCCTTACGAACTATCTTACCATCAATAAATTTATCTTCAAGTTGTCTATACCATTTAACTGGTCTAGTTTCAGTAGCATCATTACCTATACCAACACCGAAATATTGATTAGTAACAACTGTGTCTGATGATTTAATTTCACCAACTGTTCTTGGGAACTCAACAAATGTTTCTGTGTTATACGCAGGATCAAATCCAATTTGCAAATCATCACCAACTTTAACAGTTTCTACAATATCTCTATCTTTTACGTCTTCACCGCCAGTTCCCCTGTAGAAGAATAATCTCATCACATCATCTTCATTTGGTGCTTCAGTCATTGTTATTGTTCCACCACCATTAAACTCATAACCTTCACCAGGCACTTGTAAAATATCATTTATAGTAAGGATGATAGTATTTTGTACGACGATGTTTGATCCAGTTCTTCCCTGTATGGCAAATGCCTCACCACCAACAGTTAATGGGAATGATTTTCTAGTGCCATCAAATAAGTTTGAGAAATCATCAAGTGCTTGAAGTTCACCCATCGTCCACATATTAAATTCATCATGATGAACTTTCTCTAATGTTAGTTTGAATGGTTTGAATAGATGTGCATCTATAGGAATAGCATATGATTCACCAGGTGCAGTTGCAAATGTGGGAACTGTTAATACTTGAGAGTTACCATATCCAAAACCTGTATTAGTAATTTCAAAATCAATTACACGACCACCTGTAGTTGCAACGCCAACTGTGATGTTTGCTCTTGCTTGAGTTCCACCAACACCTGGTGTAGATGCATGATCATAGTGGAGAGGAATGTCTTGATAAGGTAAAGGTGCATCAATAATCGCTTCAAATGTAGATGAACCTACGCCAGTAAAGCCAGGAACAGGATCGGTCTGTGTAATAGCAATACTTACAACACGACCATTTGTAACTGCTGCAGTTCCAATAAATTCTATAACAGGTGTTCCTGTAGAGGTTGTAAAGGCAACACCAACTTTAACTTCAGTTGCTATGCCAACACCGCTAATTGAACTTGTTGTTGCTCCCATGGCAGGGCCAGGATTAACTCTATAACCAGATCCACTATTACCAATGCTGACTGCAGTGACGATACCAGAGGAAGCAAATCTAATTGTAGCACCAGCAGAGACTAATGGTTGATATCCAAATCCCTCACTAGATGCAACAGAAACTATGATACCACCAACAGGTATAGATGCACTTTGAACATCATTTGCTATGGAGGATGCTGTTCCTGTAAATGAAATTGATGAAATACCAGATACCTCTGTCATTTCGTAATCATTTGTTTCACCTGCACCTTGTAGTATTCCGTTAACTAAAACAATACCAAGGTTAGTTGCAATACCAGTTACATTTGCATTATCACTCGTGAGTGTAAATACTTTCTTTTGACCGTTGAATTCTTGAGCAATATCATCAATGGCATAGTTTCTACCATAAGCATCAAAATTACCACCCTTAATACCTGATCTATTAAAGATTCTACCACTGAAACTTGATGTGGTCGTAATACCAACGAAGTCTCTTTCGTTAGGTGGTGATGTTGACACACCCACTTTTGGTCTGTTTCCAATTGGTGCTGCAGCAAAGTTAAGTGTGCTGTCAACAATATTATAATTACCAACCATCTTAGTGACAACATCATGATTGGAATGATCAAGAAGATCAGTTCCCATCCAGTTTCTATGAACTCTAATCGCACTGCTGATACCAGCATTATTAGTTGCGATTATCTTCATCATCTCATTACCAACTTTTACAATATCACCACTAAAGAATGAGGTAATACCAGAGGTAAACATTATAGTTTCACCTCTCTTAAAGTCTACACCAAGAGATGTGGTGACTGCAGTTCCCACGATTGGGCTTTGAATAACATTATCAATTGTTATTAATGCCCTTGTATTTTGGTTTTTACTTATTAGACTATGCGATGTTCCGACACCAACCGCACTTATATCTAAAGGAACATTGACTGATTTTAAAGCATTCTCTGCTGATGCTGCAAGTTTAACTACACTATCACTAACTTTGATAATAAAGACAGATGATGGAATATGAGTAAGTGTTGCTCCAATACCAGATAATCCTTGGCCAGGGAAATGTGTAGCAGCGATTCCTATTGCATCACCAGTGCTTCCAATACCTGTTGTTGTACATCCAACTATTGGTTGTGCCACGCTATATTCAACTTCTTCACCAGTTACAAAGAAATGATTAGGAATAGTAATTGTATTGTTTGTTACGTCTACAATACTTGAACTTGATCCATCAAAGTTTTGTTTAAATATCTCATTACCTTCATTCTTTATGGCAAAACCAGTTCTAGCACCAAAGAACGTTCCTTCATAAATGTCAAACTTACTTTGAATAGATGCAGAGTTAAGTTCAATTTTTGCAGTGCTACTATCTTCTACAACTTTAAGTGCATGTATAAATGTTTTAACTTCAACTGGTATATTTGCATTTGGCACATATTTTAGTTCAGTAAAGCAATCTGTTGAATCTCTTGCTCCCTCTATAGTTCCTATACCTGATGTTGCTCCTGCTCCAGTTATGATATTTCCATACTCTGTTAAGAATACACGATCATCATCGTCAATCATCATAACTTCAGCAAATTCATATGTATCATTCAAAGTATCTTTGATTTGAACTATTGCATACGCTGCATCAAACTCCTCACCATAGCTACCAATTCCTACAGATTCTGGTGCAGATCTTGCTGGTATGGATGTTGACTTAGCAATCAATGAAGCATTCTTTAAGGATACTGTTCCTAAACCTG